TCTATATCTGCTAATCCACTTACAGAAAAATTATTAGAATTACTAGATGTGTCAGTGCCTAAAGCACTTGCTGAACTTCTATCTGAAAATGTAAATCTAAAACCAGTTGTTCCATAAGATAATCCAGATACTGCTTTTGGTATACAAACTCCTTTTTTTATTTCAATAAATTCATCTAAGATACCATTAGTATCTGTAACAGCTACACCATCTAAAAAATTTACTTCAGCTAAATACCCATCAAAAAAACTGGTATTGTTTGTTCTTCCACTAATATAATGAGAGTATGCTTGGTTTAATGTGCCGTTTTGACCTGATGATGGATAATCAGCATCATAAAAATCTGTTTCTCTTACACCATTAATATACATTCTTAGTCTGTCACCAGATGTAGAATTTGTTGAATCTGCTACAACACAAATGTGATACCAATTTGATACATCTCTAAAAAGTCTATTAGTAACTAATCTTCTTGGATTACCACTGTTATAATCGAATTGAAAAGATAATAAATCTTGACTTGTAAAACCAAGAAAACCTTCAATTCCAAATCCAGTTGGTCCAAAACTATGGAGAAACAACATATCTGTAGTTATTGTGCTTCTTTTAACCCAAGCAGCATATGTAAAAGTTGTTCGACTCCCACCAGAACCAAATGATTTTGATAGTCTTGGACTATCCCCATCATCAAAACGTAAAGATTGATCTATAACATCGTTGTAAAATCCAGTGCTTACTTCTCCTGCACCATTTCCTTTGACTAAACTCATTAGCCTCCCCTATGTAAGAGCTGCCGATGCTGATACTAATATTGTATCATTACCACTATCTGCTGTGACATAGTACGCTAAATGATATGTGCCACTCGCTGATAATGTCGTGAGCACATCTGCATTAATAGCTACAAGTGCATTCGCAGTTATTGTATGATTACTAGCATTTACAAACTTTATGTTTCCAGATTGACCAGCTTTAGCATTACTGAATGTAATTTCTGTATTGCCACTTGTAGTACAAGTGAAATCATTACCTACTGCTAAATCAAAACTACCATCATTTTCTGCTGTAACTGTCACGCCAACTGATCTGCCAGTGACTTCTACATCATTACTCACTGTAACTTTAGTTGAAGCAGTTAAATCTATTGTTGGTGCAGTTATCTCTACTTCTGTATCTGCATCTACATCTAACTGTCCATCGGTGCTAGAACTTACGGATAAAGCACTATCTCTAAATGTCATTTTTATAGCATCATTTAAAAGTAATGCACTGTCTGCAACATGAGTTAAATTAACGTCACTATCTGCACCAAAGTTTAAAACTGCACCATCAGAAGCTAAGCTTAAATCGTCGCCAACTTGCAAGTCAGTTGACACATCAACCCTCGTACTGGCGTTTAAATCTATAATAGCTTCTCCATCTATTCGTAATGTGCCATCAGATGATTGCTGAACAAAACTTGCAGCATCACCAAATGTAAGTTTGTTTGTACTATTAAGAGTAAGTCCAGTGCCATCTGTGTGTGTAAGTGTTGTATCTGTGTCTGCTCCAAAACCAAGAACAGCACTATCTGATTTTAACGTAACATTATCGCTAACGATAAGATCATCATCTACTGTTAAATCTACGGCAGCTAAATGTGCGAAAGCATCTACAACGGCTGCACCAGATCCTGCACCATCTAAGTAAACAACTTTTGCAGTGCCTGGTGCTATTGTAACATTAGCTCCAGATCCTTGTGATATAATTATATTTTGTGAACCACTTGTTCCGTTTTCAATAATATGCACTCTATTCAAAGTGTTTGGTGCTATTGTGATCGTGCAAGCAGAGTCCAAAGTTCCAGTGTACTTGATAAACATTGCTCTACCAGGATCAGTTGAAGCATCTGCTACTGTGGTTGTATGAGTATTAGCGTTTGTTGTTATAGCTTCAGTGCCAAAACCTAATGCCTCACCTATAAGTTCTAAATTAGTATTTGTTTTTGTACCCCAATTACCCGACTGTTCACCAGTCGCCATTTCTTCAAGTCTTAAATTATTTACAAATGTACTAGCCATATTATCATCCTTTTATTAAGCCGCTGTTTCTACCCAATTAGCTGTTTGGTTTGGAATAATCAAGCTATAGATTATTTGTTCACCAGTAGCACCAGTAGCACTAACTCCTGTTAAAGATACCACAGTTTGAGGCGTTGTGGCAAGTGCTCCAATTACATTTGATCCAGAAACTCCTGTAGGAATAACAATTTGAATTAAATTAATTGTTTCTTCACCTAATGTAGTTGTACCTGCAACGCCAGTAAGGGCGAAATTACAGGCTCCAATTATAACAGTTCCAGTAGCACTTTCTGTATTAAGTTGTGCTCCCATAAGAGCGTGGTTAGTACATTGATAAAATAAGGTTGGAGCACCTATTGGCACTGTTATTTCAGTATAAGCTCCAGCAGTTCCAGCAGTTCCGTTTGTAGTTACGCCAGTAGTGTATTGCGTTGTTTTATTAGCATCTTCATAAATAGCTATAGGATGACCACTGTTTGTGCTATCTGATTGATCAAACCTATAAGTTCTGCCTTCTATTAAAGTAAGAACTACATCAGCAGTAGCTGTGCTGCCACCAATCGCATACTTGTTTGTTGAGCCTTGATTGTAGTAAGGGTGGTTAGAAGGATTACCTCCTACAACTGTAACAATAAACGTAACTAATGTTGAATCTGTATCAACACCACCAGTAGCATTAACACCAGTAACAGAAACAGTTGCTCCACCACTAACAGCTTCATCACCAATATTAACAGTACCCGTTAATCCATCTTCAACAACTTTTGCTCCTCCAGCTCCAAGAGCATCGCCAATAGCACCAGTGCTTGATGCACCAGTTGGCACGACCTCTATTGATGGAAGGACAGTTGCAGTGCCGACAGAACCAGTTGCAGACAGTCCAGTTTCAATAACTAAGGAGCCTGCCGAGGTTCCCTCTTCACCTAAAGCAGAAGTACCAGCAACACCAGTTACTGAAAAAGATGCCGTGCCCGTTTCGATTGTATTACCAACTGCACCAGTACCAGCGACATTTGTTACATCTACAACAAATTCTGGAAATGCTTGAGCAGTTCCTATCGCAGTTGTTCCAGCAGAACCAGTTGGTATAATTTTAGCAGTGCCAGTTTCAGTTGTATTACCTAACGCAGTAGTTCCAGCAAGTCCCGTGACAACTGCGACACTATTGCCGTCAAGAACTACATTGCCTAATGCAGAAGTTCCTTGAAGTCCCGTTTCAACTACAACAACATTTGTAAAAGAAACTTCATTACCTAATGCAGAGGTTCCAGCAACACCAGTTGGTATAACTTTAGCCGTACCAGTTTCAGTTGTATTTCCTAGTGCTGAAGTTCCTACTAAACCAGTCTCAACAACAGTTATATTCGCAAAAGCAACTTCATTACCTAGTGCCGTAGTACCAGCAACACCAGTAACTTCAACGGCTAGAGGAGCGTTCCACGCTCCTTCACCCCATGTTCCTCGACCCCAACCAGTAATGTTCGCCATTGGTTAGCCTTTTGTTAGGCTATTCTAATAATAGCGTTTGATGCGTCTGCTGTTGGAAATTGAATTGTAAAAGTACCTGCTGTAGATGTTTTATTAGATGTAAAATCTAAAACAGCAACTGCTTTGTTACTATCAGAACTATTGTAAATTAAAGCACCCATTGCAGTAATTGTTGCAGTGGTAAAACTTAAATCAGCAAAGTCTGTAATAGCAGTTGTTCCAGAAGTAGATGGATCTACTCTTGTTAAAGAACCACCACCTGTTGCATATGTGCCACTTGAAGCAACTTCACCAGTTGTTGTAAATGCAGTTGTTGTTGCTCCTAATGTTGCAGTTGTGGATGATTTACCACCACTTCCTTCTGCATATAGTGCTAGTTTAAAAGTGTCTCCACCTGAGTTTTTAAAATTGTGTACACCTTCTAGTAACTCTTTCTTGAAGGAAGTACACATTGCTTGTGCTATAGCCATATTAGAGTCTCCTTATATATTCAGCCATTTCCTTGTGACCATTTGATCGCAAGGCTTGGATAATTGTAGCACGCTCTTCCTTTCTTGCCAAGAGTATATAATGATGAATAATACCTTTAAGTTGTTCTCTAAATAATTTCGCTTGTTC